CTCCTCTGTCAGTTCGACCCAGTCTGCTAAGACAGTGCCGGTGGGTAATTGACTGATGTGAAGGGCATACACATAACGGTCATTGTATACATGAGTCTCGTTTGAGGGCAAGAACCTACAGGGTAAGATTCTTAGCTTTTTTGGATTGTAAAAGAGCTTGATAAAGTCCTCTGCAAATCTTTTCTCGGAGAATACACAGAGAGGGCCAGCTCCCGGCTCTGGAGCTGTTCGATTACCTACAGAGTATACGACTGCCGTTATCAAACGAAATGCCATGCAGGAGCGTTTCTGCTTGTCTCTCCAAAGCGAAACAACTTTCCATCCTTTTCTTGGCTTCATGTGTGCAGTCCTCCTCTGTGAGGGTTAGGTGCCTCCTTCTCTCGATATTCTCGTTCCTCTGGTGGCAAGAGCTTATGGCACTTCTCACACTGCACCACTAATCCCTTGCCCTTTATCAGAACGACCCTCTGCTTCCCGCCACAGCCCTTGTGAATCAATCCATTTGATTCCATTAAGTCCACTCCTTTCTGAGTTTAGGCATTCTCGCCAAGGTATATTTCTCCTATACGAAGACCTTCGATCATGCGTCGCTGTCTGTCCCGTTCAGCTTCTGTCTCTTCTAATTTGGCTTTGAGTTCGGCGTGCTCTTTTTCAAGGATGGACAGCTTCTCTTCCAAGCAGTCTATGCAATAAACCATTCCTCCGTGTTCTACATCTGCATAGCGTTGCTGACATCGATCACAGATAGTCATGTGCAGTCCTCCTTAGTTGTGACCAATGTGGCTACTTGGGATTCCATGTTTTTGCAGCCAAGCCTTCACCAGTTCGTCGAGGCTTACTTGCTGGTTGTGTCCCTCTATTTTGGACAGAGGCACCATTACATCAATAATCGATGGCTCCAGGATGTCCTCGTCCCTGTCCCAGACAATAAACAGCTTGCCTGGTGTAATCAAGCACTCAGGGTATTGGTCTTTTGGAGCAGGCATGGTTCGGTTCTCCTCTCAGGCAGGCTCAAGATGATTTTTATTGGTCTCTCAAGGTGTTCCAAAATTCCGGATGCAGCTTTCATGATCACAGCTTCCACACCGGCACATTGAGTCGGGTTCCCAGTCAGCTTCGTTTGTCTCGATGACTCCGTCCTCCCGTATAGTGAACGAAGCTATCCCCTCGACATAAAACGGGCCAGTTGCTCCACAGTTAGGGCAAATATAATCGGGCATGGTATTCTCCTTTTCTGGGCATAGTTTGCCCTCAGTTCAGCGATTAAGTTCGTTTGCCAATCTTACTGCCGCAGACCACGTTTTGACCTCTTGTACCAGCTTTTCTCCCGGGGCCATGCTATCCAGATCGGCCTGGAAAAATTCAGCTGGAATATATCTCAGAAGCGGTGACGATTCAGTTCCCATGTCGAAAATGCCATACCTCTTTTTCATTCTGATTTCGTAAACGACGGGCATAGTTTACTCCTTTCCCAGCTAAGTGCAGGTAGTGTGTGTGTGTGTGTCCCGGCCTTGTCCTTTCCGGGACTGGGCTTTACAGGGACACCAGGGCCATTGAGAAACAGGCTTTCATCAATGTAAGGCCTGATGTGGTATCCCCGGACTCAGCTATTCGACGCCGAGGAGTCTCATCTCCTCTTTAGCGGCTCTCTGGAGATCCTCTTTGTCCTCATGGGACAGCTTCATGAACTCCCTCACGAAGCTCTGCTCCTGATTGAGGTTCTCCTTCAGGTATCTCAGTGGGGTCATGGTGTGGCTCTCCTTCCAGGTTAAGGTTCAAGGCAAGCCCACAGAGAGTGGACTTCCGCCGAAAGACAGGCAAGCCAGGAAGGGGACTCAGCCTGCCCTCCAGCGGCAGTGGACACTGGCATGTCCGCCGGTTGACCGAGTAGCGGTCAGGTTAGAAGGGTTCAGCCTCCCAAGGTTCTTTTCAGTAGCTCCGCTATGGCATAGTATTCGGGATTGATTACCCTGAGAAATCCCGTAGCTAAGAACAGGGTATCGAGTGCGGCAAAACCAAATACCAGAAGTGAGGAAACAGCTCTCTCGTCCTCATTCGTATTGTTCCACCTTGCTATAACCACCCACTTCATGAAGGCAGCGATCACAATAGCCAAGAGTACTCCAATGGCTACGTATACGATTCCTTCGGCAATATTCTGCCGGATAAGGTATGGCCAGGCCTGCTCCCCCAGCCCTCCGGCAGCCCTGATAAGCTCATCGACCTTATCAAGTGCCATTTTTGCGGTTTCTTCCATCTCATTCTCCTTTGGTGAGAAGGTTACATGATGAGGCAGACAGAGTGCCTGCCAGTGAGTTGTGCTTCGGTCATAGTGTGGTGCTCCTTTCTGGTCAGAGGTTACGGATGTAGTTGTCAATGCCTTCTATCACGCCCTGTTCATAGCTCTCCTTAGTGTGTCCTTTCAGATCCAGCGATACCGTGTGTCATTCCCCACTGGCCGTCTGACAGTCTTTCTCAGGTCTGACAGTGCTACCAGTCCTTCGGGGAAGTTCCGGTAAATGTTAGTGTGAGGTGGTATGTGGTTGCTTCGGATTAGGCAAAAGATCGACCTGGCTGAGTCCCAGGCTATCCAGTGGAAGCGTTTCATGGCGCAGTCTCTCCCTTTCCCTGTCTATCTCATGACAAGTAGTATGTGGTACGGTACAGAGCGATTCTGGGTACTTCAAGTGGCCAACAGTACTCTGGCAGATACAGAGGGTCTGTGACCTTCTTCATACAGAGTGTGGCAGAGTCCATGCCACAGTGCATCAACTTCTTCGAGTGAGTAGTCTATCTCAGTAGCATCCCACAGAAAGCTCCTGACTGCCCGGAGCCATGACCAGTACGGCCGACACCTGCGGCAGTATTCAGTCCCGTCAACAGGGTGGGACTTTTTTGTGGGACTATGACAGACTACACAGTAGCAGGTCTTACTCCGTTTCATGGCGCACTCCTGCTGTCGATAGCCAGGTACTCCTGGCTAACTGGGTTAGTGTGCAGTCCTACAGAGAGCCTGTGTTTCTGTCTCTCTCCTGGATACCCCGCAGGCCAGTACAGAGACCCTGTCGGATACCCAAGAGAGAGGAGAGAGAGTCCGAAGACTCCCTCTCCTACTGGGCTATTTCCTGGTGAAGATATTTAGCCCGATTTTGTACAGCTTGTTGTTGTGTACCAAGTCCTGGTTGCCTTTGGTAGAGGCTACCAAGACGTTGGGACTCTCCGGGTTACTCACCGGGAGAGGTTTACGGCTAAGGTCTGCCGTAATGACTACCTTGTTACCCTGGGTCTTTATCGAGACGTTATGCATTGTCAGTCTCCTGGGTAAGAGTTGTGAGAAAGAACTTAGTCGGCCAAATTGCCGATTGCAACGTCGGCTGAACATGAAGCAAAAGCCATGCCACATCAGCAAAAGCCCGCCAACAGCGGATTTGCGGCGATGCAATATTATTGGATGCGATTCAAGTGGGCAAAAAGTGCCGGGCAGTCGGCAAAAAGCGCCGGTTCGCACGCCGGAATTTGATGTATTTCTTTCAGGAGTAGGTACTTAGCTCGGGAGTGTCGCAAGAAATGTGCCAGGGAGCCAATCTGGCTCAGATGCAGGACTGGCGTGACTTTGCGGCGATTTCGGGTGCGGCAGAATTTGCCGTACAATACAAGCACAAATGATATGCGATCTATGCGCCGAATCGAGCAGGCGCCCGGATAATGCGTACAGGCATAGGAATTCGCTGTGCAGCAATTCTCTTGACAAGGGGGACTTTGAGAGTTATATTGTGCTCATGGTATCCTGGTAGCCTGTCCCTACCCCGGTTTCCTGCTCCTCTCTCCTCTCTCCTACCAAGCCGGTGCAGGCTATCAGGCTCTACCTACCCCCCGGGGTACACCGTGAAAGCGACTCCGCCGTACAAGGGGCATATCATAATAAATAAAGCTCCTTCGTGCGCTCCTTTGCCGAGGTGAGCTACCCGAAAAAATTTTCAAATTTCCGGGGGATCCCACTCTTTTCCCTCAAATGAGGGCGCCGATGGAACTTTTTCCAGTGTGCGGGGTACAAAACCGGAAACCCCTTCACTTGTTTCAAAGGAGAGACACCATGAGCAAGAAAAAGCCTGAAAACGCCATCGTCAGTGCTCGCAAGCACTTCCGTGACCGACTGGCAGACGACATCGAGTTCAGAGGGGCCAGTATCGACCTGATTTCGGCCCTGATTTACGACGATCAGCGTGGTCAGAAAGAGGGAAGAACGGACCAGCCGGCGCTGAACCTGAGCGACTGGCCTGGATGCCGCGAAATCGCTGGAAAAATCCTCGACAAGCTCTTCAGCACTCCAATCGGAGAGGCTCCGGAGGCAGAAAATGGCTAAAATGACCACGGAACGCTGGGATTTGCTTGATTTGCAAACCAGAATGCAGATTATGCACATGATTCAGCCTCATGTTCAGCGTGTGGACGACATCGACGAGAAGTTTGAGGTCATAGCTGACTGCCTGACTCGGGATATGCGCACAACTCCGCTGCTTTCTTCCGTTGGCACCGGCAGAGAGTCGAAAGTGAACTGAAAACAGCTCTGCCAAAGCTACTCGAGCGGCCTGTAAGAGGTAACACAATGAGCGACCGGATATGCCCATATATCACAGATTTCAAGCCCGACGTACCAGGACAATGCTCCCTTGTCAAGGAAGACTACCCCTGTTATGGGTACGTCAGCACGGTTTGCGGGGTACGGAGCGCTTACGATCTCGGCTTCGAACGCGGACGGGAAGAACGACTGAAGGGAGACACGAATGTCTGCCGGGTCTTTGTTAGCGGTCAGGATGTGACCGAAAACGTGATGAAGCGCCTGAAGCCATTTAAGCGCAAACCCGTGACTATACAGGCTGTCCAAATGAATTACGACTTCGAAATGGACACGCCGAGAGGCCGCGCAACGGGCTCGTCCGGAGACTTCGTGATCCGGGATGCCAAGGATGAAATGTATCCGTGTCCGCAATCTGTCTTCTTTGGGAGCCATGAGATTCCGGACTTCATTCCTCTCACAAAGCCCAAGCCACCTCGTACCGGGAGGTAACATGCCCTGGCGATGTAACGGTCACGTACTCGAAGTGAAGAAAGACGGAAAGTGGGTCAGGAACAGCTCGCAATCGAAAGAGAAAACACTCGCAGCTTGCCAGCGGATGAAGGCTGCGCTGTATGCGAATGCAGGGAAGGGGAAACATGCTTAAGCTGCCCAAAGTATTCTGTACGCTTGGTTACTTGCTGAAGGTGCGCCGGGAGAAATGTAATTCGAGCCACTTTAGCCTTGGCGACTCGGAGCTTGTCGTTTCAAAGGATGCCAAGACGAGCTTTGAGGTAGTTCAGGACTATCTCCATGAGGCAATAGAGGCATCACTGGCGAACTTCGGCTATAGATACAAGAACTGGAAAGGCGAGCTTCTCTTCGTTTTCACTCACGACCAGTTCCACGATATGATTGGCGAGGTATCGCGTACGGTTTTGGACCTCATTGAAACAAACAAGGGGGGCGAATTAGGTCGACGGGCCCCTAAAGGCCCAAGCGGGCAGGACCCGGACGTCGGTGCAATTCCGACCGCCTCCACCAAAAACATGCCGACATAGCTCAAGTGGGTAGAGCGGCTGATCTGTAATCAGCGGGTTGTAGGTTCGAGGCCTACTGTCGGTTCCAAAACAGAGAGAGCGCGGGGTGGATTGGTATCCCATCAGGCCTCATAAGCCCGACTACGCCGGTTCGATTCCGGTCCCCGCAACCAACTCCTTTGAGGTGAACATGGTTAAGGAAAAGGAAGTCCCTGGTTGGTTTCTGTCTATGTGCCTTTTTGTAGTTATTATAGTGGCCTTTGTTGCTGGGATTCTTTTTCGCTTGTTAGTGCAGGGTCTGACCGGAAGCTAAAGAGTCGAGGCGCCGGGCCGCAACCCCGGCTTAGCAGGTGCGAGTCCTGTCCGGTCATCCAACTTTGTCCCGGTAGGCGAGCGGTCCAAGCCCTCAGACCTTCAATCTGATGATCGCCGGTTCGAATCCGGTCCTGGACCCCACAGAGGGTCGTAGCCCAATTGGTAGAGGCATCCGATTTAAGCTCGGTTCAGTGCAGGTTCGAATCCTGTCGGCCCCACCAAAATGCCGAGATGGATGGAATTGGTAGACACGCCGGACTCAAAATCCGGTGCCTTCGGGCGTGAGGGTTCGATTCCCTCTCTCGGCACCATTTTGAAAGGAATTACAAGTCATGGCTCAGCTTAATCAACGCAGACCGCCCAGAAAAAGACCTCTCAGGCGTAATAAGAACACCGGTCCGTGCAGCAAAGGCGGACCCGGATACGGACGTGGCGGAGGTGTCGGTGGAGGTAGCGGCAGGTCAAAGTAAGCCCCTGTAGCCGAATTGGAATAGGCAGCTGCCTTAGAAGCAGAAATCTCGCGGTTCGAGTCCGTGCAGGAGTACCAAATGCGAGCGGGTAAGGTGTTGTCGGCGGCATACTTGGCTTCCAACCAAGAGGGCAGGGTTCGATTCCCTGGACCCGTTCCATATCTCAGAGGAACTGATGAGCAAGTTTGTTAAGCATGGAGTTCACAACGGCATGGAGTTTTCGATTCCCTTTGCTTGGATTGCAGAAGCGGGCGCTTCTGGCTTCCGTGCACCGGAAGACGCTCCAACAAAGGACTCAGAGCACCGCCAGTCCATGAAAATAGCCATAGAAGACATAAAGCCTGTGCAGAGGGCCGTTGGAGTTCCCTTACTGAAGAAAGAGCGTACGATAAAGTGGCTTCGCCGCATTGCTTCAGGAGTCCCAATTAGGCCAATTCAGATTGCGCCTGGAGGGCCACCGTATCAAGTTCACAATGGAGCTCACAGGCTGTATACTACTTTGATAACAGGGCATAGTCACATATGGGCTGTGCAGTACAGTCTATGATCCTGGATAGCTCAACCGGTGGAGCATCCGGCTGTTAACCGGAAGGCTGAAGGTTCGAATCCTTCTCCAGGAGCCAAAACAGCCGGGTAGGTCAACGGTAAGGCATCCGGCTGATATCCGGAAGACTGACGGTTCGAGTCCATCCGGCACAACCAAGCAAGGGCTCGTAGCTTAATGGGAGAGCGACTGTTTTGCACGCAGTTAGGCCTCGGTTCAACCCCGAGCGGGTCCACCAAAATGTGGTGAGGCTAGTTTAGTCAGCAGAACGCACGGTTGTGGCCCGTGAAGCCGGAGTGCAATTTTCCGCCTCACCCCATTTTCACACGGCCCGTAGCTTAGACAGGCGAAGCAACCGCGTGGGTTCGAGCCCCACCGGGCCAACCAGTTTATCAGAAGGGCTTATCATGAATATTAATCCGAATCGTACGAGAGTCACAGAAACCGGAGTGAAGCAGATCGTACCAGAAGGCCAGGAACCAGCCGAGTATGCCTCCGATCTGGATCCGAAGTTCACCTGGGGCGACAATAAGCAGCCCAGGCAAGTGACTCCGTGCAGCTTCTGTAAGTGCGGCGGCATCATAGACCCAAAGACCAACAAATGCCGCAAGTGTGGGTCGGAAGCCAAATAAGAAAGGGCAGCGTGGGCGAGTCTGATTAATGCCACCAGACTGTAAATCTGGCGTCTCTGACTTCGGTGGTTCAAATCCACCCGTTGCCACCAACTTTATCCTCTTGCATGACCCCCGTTTTATCCGCAATGGAACAAACTCGTTACTACGGTGTAGTAACAAGTGTACCCTGACTGTACATACCTTCCATATTGTGTCCCTGGAGCAGACAGCTTTTCGCTCTGGGGGCAGTCTCCCTTTTCCCATCTCTGGGGTGCCGCAAATGCCGGTTACGCAGGGCGCAGGCAAAATTAAACAAGAAAATATCACGCTGTACCACCTGTTGTGTGGCTGCGGCGATCCTAAGTGCACTCTTCTGCTGACTGTAGAATACGATAAGCTTGCCGACGATGTAGTCGTCTCATTCGAGGGAGAGCTCATAAGCGCTTCCACATGGTTTGCGGATGCTCATTGGTATACCAATTTGTGGGATCGTGTAAAGCATTCCATGAGGATTTTGTTCACGGGGTCCACAGAGTGCAAGTTTGACTTTCGCGTATCGAGTTGCGACCACCTGTACGGAATAGTGGGCGCATTGTTGGAGGCACGTAGGCGTATGCAGCGAGCAGGCAAACCATTCAATAATGCTGGGCGTCTGGAGGATAAGAGTGGCAGCAAAGCAGACAGTCTATGAGTTAAAGATAAAGCCCAAGCTGGAAGAGATTCGCTGGTGGTGTCGGGAAGGAGCCACAGTCAAGCAGATTGCAGCGGAGCTTGGTATCGGAGAGCGTGCTTTTTATCGTGCTCAGGCTGAGCACAAAGAATTGCGGGATGCCGTGAAGATAAGCAGAGAGCACGCTGACCACGGCATTGAGGATTCGCTTTACGACAGGGCTCGTGGTAAGGTATATAAGGAAAGTTTCGAAGAAGAGGAAGAGGGTGTACGTGGAGGAAAAGAGTACAAATTTAAGAAGAAGCGCACGGTCACAAGAGAGATACCTCCCGATACCAACGCCGCTGTATTTTGGCTCAAGAATCGCCAGCCTAAGAAATGGCGTGACAAGCTTGAAGTGGATTCCCGCCAGAAGGTCGTCATTCTCTACGACGTGAAGAAACCCAAGAAGAAAAGGCAGGACGATGGAGACAACCAGGGACCTAGTTCCTGAAGGGTGGATAGAAGAGCGCAAGTCTTATAAGATGTCCCCGACTATGAAACTTTTTCATGAGTCAAATGCCCAAGTAAGAGCTATAGTAGGTCCGATGGGCTCTGGCAAATCTACAAGCGCGGCAATGGAAGTATGCATGTTCTTGCCACAGCACTTGTGGGAGACATACGGCATCAAGAAAACACGTTGGGCCGTGGTGAGAAACACATTTCCAGAGATGCGTACAACGACTCAGCGGACCTATTTCGAGTGGTTTCCGCAAGGCCGTCATTATAAACAGGAGCACCGGTACATTCTCGAGTGGGAAATCGATAAGGGTCCATATGCGGGAGAGTCGCTCGAAGTGGAGATTCTGTTTCTTGCCTGTGACAGGCCCGAAGATGTGAAGCAGTTTAAGTCTCTCGAGATCACCGGGTACCATATAGATGAGTCAATCGAGATTCCCGAGGAGGTCAAGCTCCTTCTGTTCAGCAGGACTGGACGATTTCCGAAAAAGAGTCCAGAGCGGTATGGCATAGAAACCACCAATCCACCCTATACCAACCACCCGCTGTACAGCAACTTTGAGTGGCAGGCGCCTCCCCCAGGCCCGATAACGAAGGGCAAGCCACTCGAAAATCATGATGGATTCTGGCAGCCACCGGGGGAGAACGAAGAAAACCTTCGCCCTGGGTACTACGATGAAATGCGCCAGATGTACCGTGACTATCCTGATTGGGTAGAGATGTACATCGAAGGCAAACCAGGTGTGCTTGTCAAGGGCCGCTTGGTGTACAACAATTTTGACCGCCGTGTTCACGTGTCGGACGAGCCCTTGCAGTGGACTGGGGATCAACTGTATCGCGCGTGGGATAATACAGGAAACTGTCCTGCTTGTGTGGTCTTCCAGGTTCCAGAGCCCCATCGAATGGAAGTCCTTCGCGAGTTTGTCACCGAGCGCGAGGACATTGTCAATTTCACGGACAGAGTCATCGAAAGCTGCAATCAGGCCTTTCGAGGAGCCGACTATGTAGAATGGGCGGACCCTGCCGGATCCAATGAATTTCCAAGCAAGACCGGCGGCTTTACGTCGAACGCAGCCCTCATGGATGAGGTATGTGGCATAAAGGTGCATCCCAGCGAGAACAACCTGACTGCCAGAATAGACAGTGTTCAACGCCTTCTCGACCGGCGGGACGGGCTGGTATTAGATCCGTTGTGTTATGAGCTTGCCAATGGATTTCTCGGTGGCTATGTTTATCCTCGAATTGCCGGAACCACCGATCAATACGGTATAAAGCCCGCGAAGAACAGGTGGTCACACGTTCATGATGCTCTTCAATATGGAGCCGTTAGGGTATTCACGCATTTGGCAACGTCTGAAGAACTGGACTATATACCGCCAGCTTATGAGCATCAGATACCAGCAAGTGAAAAATGGATGGCATAAGGAGACATCGAATGCCCGAATTACTTCCTACTTCAAAGAGTAAGGACGGGAAAACAGAAGCTTTTCTTAAGCTCGCACGAGAGCGGTTCAGGCTTGCTTATGAGGCGGATCGCAAGAACAGGGATCATGCCATCGAGGACCTCGAATTCTTCGATGGGAAGCAGTGGCCCGATACTCTGAAAGCTGTTCGAGAGAACGACGGTCGGCCATGTCTGGTCATCAACAAGTTGCAGGAGAAGGTCGACCAAGTGGTCGGAGACATGCTTCAAAACCGACCGGGTATGCAGGTTGTCGGCGTTGACGATGTTGCAGATCCGAAAATTGCGGAGACCTACGAAGGAATAGTAAGGCACATAGAATCCAACAGTGATGCGGAAGAAGTTTACAGCCATGCGTTCGAACACGCCACCATTTGTGGAATGGCGAACTATCGCGTTCTGACCCAGTATGTCGATGATGACATTTTCGAACAGGAAATTGTGATCGGTTCCATCGACAACCCTCTCAGCGTGTATTGGGACCCGGCTGCTAAAAAGAAATCAAGGCGCGATGCTAAGCACGCTTTCGTGTCCGATATGATGACAAAAGAGCAGTTCCTTGCCAAGTACCCGGATGCAGAGCCGTCAAGCTTTGAAGGAGCGGCCTCCGCTGATGAAGGATTGTGGAACCAGGATGGACGGGTTCGGGTATGCGAATACTGGATTCGGTATCCGGTGAAGAAGACCATCTGGCTTTTCGAAGACGGTACTGTGAGGGACCAGCGCCCATTGACCACTCCTCCATTAGAGGGCCCTGATGGAAAGCCACCGGAACAGCAAATGGAGCCCAAGCCTCCCGGTGTGATAAGAGAACGACTTGTTGACTCTTACAGAGTGGTCCAGTATATCATATCCGGCACTGAAATCCTTAGCGGGCCGAACCCGTGGGCGGGTAAATGGATTCCCCTCATCCCGGTGTGGGGCAAAGAACTGAATATTAAGGGCGAGAGACGCATACGCGGACTGGTTCGCTATGCTAAGGACGCCCAGAGGATGTTCAACTATTGGGAGAGCTTAGCCACTGAAGCTGTTGCTCTCGCTCCACGGACACCTTGGCTGCTGACCGGAAAGCAGATAGACAAGCATGAGCGAGCATGGGGGCAGTCGCACGAGCGGTCGATGCCCTACTTGCTGTACAATGCAGATATCAACGCCCCGCCTCCGAAGCGGCAGTCGATGCCCGGCATTCCGACGGGACTGGAGCAGCGGGCGAAAATCAACAGTGAACACATAAAGAGCACCACAGGGCTGTACGATCCTTCTTTGGGCGCAAAATCGAACGAGACCTCGGGACGGGCTATTCTGCTACGCCAGCGAGAAGGCGACACTGCGACATATGCATATATAAACAATTTTATCCGTTCGCTTGGGTATCTGGGAAAGATTCTGATAGACTTGATTCCCCGCATATATGACACGTCACGTGTTATCCGGATTACGGGTAAGGACGGAAATCAGTCGCTTGTCCCGATCAATAAGAAGCAGGAGGACGGAACTCTGCTGAACGACCTGACGATAGGCCGCTATGATGTCGTAATCGATGCCGGTCCGTCATACACTACTCAGCGCCAGGAAGCCCTCGAGGCCATGATGAAGATCGCGCAGTCTAACCCGGAGATCTTCCTGCTGATCGGACACAAGTTGGTCCAGAGCATGGACTGGCCTGGAGCTCAAGAGATCGCTGAAGTGCTGAAACCGGTGTCTGAGTTCTATCTGAAGCAGCTCACTGGTGGAGGACAGCAAGAGGGTCCAAGCCCGGAAGAGCAGGCGGGTGCAGAACTAGACGCGAAGTTGAAGAAAGCGCAAGCAGATAAGGCACACTTCGATGCCTTAACATCTCAGGGCAATGCAGCAAAGATCTTTTCAGAGGCCGGAGTTGGATTGCCGACTGGATAGTTTACTCGTGGCTTTCACGAGGCGCGGAACCGGTGCCGTTTTCACCGGGCTGAAACAGGAGGCCCACAGTGGCTGACAGACTAGACATCGTACCGATGAACCCAGAGCTTGACCCGATGGTAGAGACGCACGAGGACTTTTCCCCGTCGACCGACCAAGAGGGCGCTCTGCCCGACACTCCGCAAGAAGAAACCACGGAGACCACGGAGACTCCAACTGAAACTGACCAGCTTGACTCTGAGCAGCAACGCCGCGACAGAGTACAGGAGCGCATCAACGAAGTTGTCCGGAAGCAACGAGAGGCCGAACGCAGGGAAGCTGCTGCTGTAAAGCGGGAGCAGGACCTTCTGGCCGAACTCGAGTCCCTGAAGAGCAAAGCGGCTCCCTCTGAAGAGCCCGCTGGCACACAGAAGGGAAAGACTCCGGAACCCGAGGATTACGATACCGATGCCGAGTATTCCCGTGCGTATGCCGATTATTTGGCAGAGCAGACCCTGGAACGGACTGCTCGAGTTTTGCGTGAGGAACTCGATAAGGATCGCAAGTCTCGCGCTGAGCAGGATGCGCAGCGTAAGCTCGATGCCCAATATGATGAGTTTGCAAGAGAAGGATCTCAGAAGTATAATGATTTCAGTTCTGTTGCTCTCTCTCCCGACTTGTATGACAAGAATGGCGTGATCCTGAACGCCGTCTTGAATGCAGACAACGGAGTGGACGTGGCTCATCATTTGGGAACTCATGCCGACCTAGCCGATACAATTCTGCGAGAAGCAGAGTCGAATCCCATGGCAGCAGCTATACGACTTGGCCAGTTAAGTGCGCAGCTACAGGCTGCGTCAACCCCGATTCCGTCTGGTGCCCCAGAGCCTGTTCCTAATCTTGAAGGCTCCGATACTGGAGCCCTGCCGGATCCGGAAACGGAGCCGATACAGGACTTCATGGCTCGGAAGAAGCAGGACCAGCTCAAGAAGTTGAGGCTGAACCCGAGTTAGAATAGGAGTTCGTAACAGTGGCCAACACCCTCATTTCACCGACCATCATTGCGCGTGAGGCATTAGCCCACCTGCTTAACAATATGGTCATGGGAAATCTCGTTCACAGGCAGTATGTGACCGAGTTTGGAGCTCCCAAGGTTGGAAGTTCCGTGCGAATCCGCAAGCCCGTCAAGTTCATCACCCACTCGGGTGCTGACGTTACCAACGACATCGCGAACGTTAAGGAATCGTACGAAAGCATTGATGTCGATACTCAGATTAACGTGCCGTGGCAGTTCCTGACAGCAGACTTGACTCTTACCGTCGATAAGTACAACGAACGGTATATCGAGCCTGCCGGGATCGCGCTCGCTAATGATATCGACTACGCCATGTGTGGCCTGTACACCGATGTACACCGGTGTGTAGGAACACCTGGCGAAACCCCGGAGAGTTTCTCCGATCTCGGTGATGCGGCGGCCATGCTTGACATGGCTGGATGCCCGCAGACCGACCGCAGACTCGTTCTAGACCCGACTGCCAACTGGAGTCTCGCAGATGCCTTGAAGGGTCTGTTCCTACAGCAGCGTGTCGAGGCTCTCGTAAACCGAGGCTACCTCGGGACGCTGGCTGGTATGGATATTCTTATGGACCAGAATATCCGTACTCATACTCCCGGTGGGTGGCCCGGAACACCTGCTTGGGACCAAGCAGCTGCCACAGAAACATACGATGCGAACTACGAAGCCACCAACTTTGATGGATTTGGCGCGGAAACAGCCAGCTCTGTCAAGATCGGTGACGTTGTTCAGGTCGCTACCGTATACGACATTAATCCCATCAGCCGTGCGAAGCTGGCTCACCTGAAACACTTCACGGTTATCGGTAATGGGACTACTGTCGGAACTGAGCCGTCTACGCCTACGGCAAGCACTTACGATGTGCCGGTGCATGTCCGTCCGGCTCCGATTTACTATGCTGGCTCTGCCGGTACTCCCGACAACGCTGCTTTCAGCACAGTGGATTCGCTGCCTGCCGATGGCGATGCCCTAACTGTCGTAACCCACACCGCAGGGCCGCAGAACTTGGCATTCCACAAGAATGCCTTCGCTCTTGTGGTGGTTCCCCTGGAAATGCCTGACGGCGCTTCTTTCAAGGCTCAGGAGAACTACAACGGCGTGGGAATCCGTGTCATCAAGGACTACAACATTCTGACGGACTACGAGGTTATCCGTCTGGATGTGCTGTATGGGAAGAAAGCCCTTTATCCCGATCTGGCTGTCCGTCTGCTGGGTTAAACGCTCACTTGACTGGCCTGGAGGGTCACTTGGCCCTCCTTTCCAGTCGACTAGGAGGTAAAAGTGCGTGACAACCTAAACATCAGATTTGGAAAGGGTCTGACTGATTCGGGCGAGAAAAGCCTGAACCGACAGCCGGAGCATGCCGGTCTGAAACTGAAGATCGGTCCGAAGGTGTTTCTCGCAGTTTACACTCACGCGGCCTTGACCAAGGGACAGCCATACCAGATTACGTACGGCACTACTTCTGGGCAGGAGCTTGTGTCTGTAGCTCCTGCTACGACTACGATATTTCACTATATCGGTGTCCCGTGGCGGTCTGAAAGCAAGGGAGTACTTGCCTGGCTCCAGATCAAAGGACCGTGCGACGCTCTTGTAAACGGCACTACCGATGTGGTTGCCGGTGACTATCTTGAAGTGCTGAACGGCGGCACATACTTTGTCAAGGACCACGCGACTCGGACTGCGAAAGGAGCGGCAAAAATGGCGGCTGCATACACCAATAATGCCACTGGTTCGCACCGGATCGTCCTTCTTGGCATTCAAGTAAACATTGGCGCTACATAAACCTTTCCCATGGAGGAAACAAATGGGCGAGAACATTGATGCCAGATTCGGGAAAGGTCTCGGCGACGAGGGTTGGAAGAGCCTGAATCGGCGTCCGTTACATGCAGGGGTAGAACTGGTAGTGGGAGACAAGGAGTACCTGTCAGTTTATACCCATGCAGCATTAACCAAGGGCATGCCGTACATGATTGACTACGGTACCACTGCTGGTCAGGAGTTGGTAACAGCAGCTCCTGCCGACACTGGTACTCTGTTTCTCCGTATTGGCGTTCCTTGGCGCGACGAGCCCAAGAACGTGCTGACTTGGATTCAAGTGAGGGGTCCATGCAGTGGCTATGTCAATGGTGATACTGATATCACTGCCGGTGCCTATCTCAAGGTTGCAGCTGCGGCTGATAACTTTGTTATAGACCACGCTACCCGAACGGCAGACGGCTGTGCGAAGATGGCAGCTGCGTACACCACAGACGCTGACGTTCTTCGGGACATTGTCCTTCTTGGTGTGTACTCCCAAGTGTCTTAATCTTAATGGGGGGCCTTCGGGTCCCCCTTTTACCTTTTCAGGAGTCAATCCATGCGACCTATACGGGCCGACTCGTCTACGATTTTGTTTCCACATGTGTGCTATCATCCGAAGGTAGAACCGAGGCTTTTCAATACTCGGGAAGAGTTTGAAGCAGCCGACAATGAAGATCCAGGCTGGCAGGACAATCCGGCGAAGTGCCGCAGCATGACCAAGAAACTCGCCGACAAGTACCTGCGTGGAGCCAAGAGATACACACCGAAGTACGACCGGAAGAAACTGGAAAGGATCAATGATTACGATGACCTGCTTCGCTTGGCTGTCAGGCGGAAGCTTATCACGAAGAAGCAGGGAAAGGGTCGCAGTCGCGCCGAGATCATCGACATGATCCTGGACTATCAAGAGGAACAGAGGAAAGCGTTCGAGGAGGCTAACAAAGCATGACATTGGCAGAGATGTACGATACTCTGAGAGCCAGACTTCAGCCACGCGACAAGGATCGCGTGTGGACTCCCTTGGAGCTGGTGCACTTGCTCAATAGGGCCCAGCGGGTAGCCGTAGCCAGACTGGAACACTTCATGGTGCCCGAGCTGGTCAACAGTGCCACCAGTCAGAGTCCTGGAGGGGCCTCTGGATTCGACCTGACCGGTCTGAGTCCCGCTCTGTTCAACGGACGGGCTGGCATAATCTCGATCAAGCACTCCGGAGGGTACTACTGTGAGTTCCTGACCGATGCGCAGCGCCGAGAGAACTCCGACAATCAGGTCACGTACGACTATACTGCTCCTAAATACTGGATCATAGGCAACACGCTGTACGTGAATCCGTATTCCGGGTATACCTTTGACATAACGTACAAAGCCGCTCCGACGGACATGGCCCTTGAGACGCTAACCTTTACTTATGCACCACGTGATCCAGCCGTGACTACGGGATTTGCAGGAGACGATGATCAGGGTTTGTCTGCCGTTGACAGTGCATACGTCGGGGCTGTACTATACCTGAGAACGAAAGCTTCGCATCATGTAGTAACGGCATACACTGGAGCGAGCCGGTTCTTTGCCATCTCGCCTCCTGCTGCATCAGTGATTAGTGCTGCCGGAGCATTCGACTTCGATGAGTCTGCCCTGCGCAGGCTGGGCATCACATCCGGGGTTAACACGGCTTGTGCACTCTCTGAGAGCGTTCAGGATGTGATCCTGGAACTAGCAGAGGCCCAGGCATTAAAGAGCCTCAACGCAGCGGAGGCAATTGGAGTCGAACGGAGCGCTTACAGGCTCATAGATGGGTATAATGCCCAGTATGATGTGCAAGTCCCTGTCCGGTTTGACGAGATAGTTTCTCTCACAAGAGGAGAGCGCATTATCTGATGAGCGGAAAATACGCACATGAACTGACCGAACTGACAGAGCTGACCGATACCGATACGATGGTAATTGAGGATGCCGACGCTCCGTCTGTGCTCAAGCGGGTGTCGGTCAGAACTCTCAAGTCTCTGTTCGGGTCCAGTGGGGCAGTGGCTCCGGAAGAGTACATCGAGGATCCAGGAGTCAGCAATCCAGACTGGGAGGTAGAAGGCATCCCTGGCGGATGGCGTGTTCGAATCACTTCAGTAGCCCCGAATGCTTTATGGTACTGCGTTCAGAAGTACAACGTAGAAACGGAAGAATACAACGACGTACACAGCTTTACGGCTTCGCTTCAGAGCCAGGGCAGTCAAAAGATTCTATATAAGGATTTCGAAGCCGACGACATCATGGTTCCATCGTTTGCCCTGTTTCGCCTGATTACGATTGCTACGGACTACACGAAAAGCACTGCAAGCGACACGCAAACTGCCTGGAGTCTTCGATCTGTTGCCCCCGATTGGACACCTTCGGCCCCGACATTGCTGACGGAGGGCGGGTATCCAGAGATAATCCAGACCACAGCTCAAAAATTTCTTATAAAGATAAAAATACAGGCCGCCGATGGAGAGCGTCATTACGTTGACGGCTATCGTGTTCGGACTCGTCAATGGGAAGACGATATAGAAAACTGGGGTGCCTGGTCTATAATCCCAGGTATCAAAAGTACTGTCTCCAACAGACCTCTGATCTTCTATTATGAGATTCAGGGAGATCATTTCAGTCGCCGATCCAATGTCCAAATCGCTGCGGCTGCCGTTGCCATGGCACCGAGTGGCCATGTAGGAGCTTGGTCTACTGCTCAAGAAGTTGATCCATCTACGGATGCCACGGCGCCGGACGTTCCCAGCTTGACTATCACTAAACTGGCTCTCGTCTTTCAAGTGGCTTTCTCGGCCCCGGCCCGCGGTGAAGGAGACTGTCCGGACTGGGACCATTGGGTAGTTCAGTATCGGCTCAATGGTGGTAACGCAACGTATGTTCCGTCAACTGTCGATGGAGTAGTAGACACTAAGGCTTTTTATCTTATGGCTTCTACTCAGACTCAGGCAGCGGCGGGAGACACATTTCAGTTCCGTGCCAAAGCCGTAGATTACGCCGGAAATGAGAGTGCCTACTGTGCTTGGACATCGGTCCTGACTGCGGAACAGATCGCTGCTGCCGGTCTTGCGGACAATGCAGTAACTGCCGACAAGGTAGGCGAAATTGCCCTTTTTGGTTGGCAGTTTGCTGGTGCCTTTTCAGCAACCGATCACAATACCGTAGCTTGGGAAGCCGCTGCGATCACATTGACTGACGGTACCGTTTATGCCATAAATGCGGGCAATACCGGTGACATATCAGCATTGACCTACATTTATCTGGACATAAACATATCGGAAACAGCCTTTCAAACTACGACTACGCCAGCCACGGCAGTTGGAGCCGGAAAGATTCTTATAGCCGTAGCGAAGAACGTGGCTTCTGGGAAGAAAGCAGAGTATCAAGTATTCGGTGGTAGCGGTGGAAGACTTGCCTTGCTCACTGCTGATAATATCGCAGCCAATACAGTTACGGCGAATGAGATTGCAGCCAATACTATTACAGCCTCAGAGATAGCAGCAACTACTATTACGGCCAGTGAAATCTCAGCCACGGCAGGACTTTCTGGAGCACAACTTCACATAACGTCCGGGGTGGTATTCGATGCGGATGCCGTGATTCAGGGATTGTTGACAACTTCCGGTGGCATTGCGACAGCCGCTTCTGGGCATAGAGTTTTAATAGGTGAGTATGGAATAGGAGGAGCGCCTGCTGTCAAAATCAAAAGTACAACCGGCTCGGACACGGTTTCTTTGCAGGGCGTTGAGTTTTTTGCATCCATGATAGGCATAGCACATATAGGGGATCCCGATAATGTTATGGAAATACCAGGCGATCCTGATTTCATGAATTTGATCTGGGGATATTATATAAAGGCCGCAAAGGATGGAGGACTTGCCCTTCCGTCTGTTACTCCATACGTTGCAGCACCAGATCAGGGTCATATCTGGTGGGATGTCGATAACCATAAACTCAAAGTTTATGACGAAACCGGTGATACTACTTACACATTCAGCCCGGATTAATAAAATGCCCGTTGTCATGCTTTATTGCATTCCTTGTCATTTAATGTACAAAGCAGATCAGGAGAATGAGGTGGTAAAAGATATTTATAAATGCCCAAGGTGCGGTAACAAAACAGCGATTCACTCGAAGAGGAAATACACTCCCGAGCAGATAGAAGCCGAAACAAAATCATGAGCAATCCCCTCACAGAACGCATCCAGGCCCTGCAATCAGAGCAGAAAATCCTGCTCGAACATGGAGCCCGCTTGGATGAAGAGCGGGCAAAGGTGGCCACTGCACTTATAGAAAACAGGGGAGCCTTGCAGGTATTGCAAGAGCTTCTGCAAACCTTAAAGGAGAGAAAGCATGGGCCTGAGAGCGTTTGAGGCGGATCCCGCATCGGATCCCACAACCATGATTTCGCTCGAGTCGGTCTTTGTCAATCCGGATGACGAATCCGATCTCGAGGGCGATGCCGGAGAGGAGAGCACAAAGTCCCTCTGGATTGCCATGGAGCAGACCACACTCAATGGAACCATTAACAGTTCCGTAACCACGGTCGTGATTGCCGAAGCTCGATTCTCCGACACCGCGTTGTCCGTGATCGTCATCGACAGCGAGAAGATGCTCATCACGGCTGGCCACGGTACCACAAGCCTGACGGTCGTTCGTGGCTGGGACGGTACCACACCGGCTTCACATACGACCGGTGCGCAGGTCATTTCTGCATACGATGCGGCATCTGACGCGGCTATCACAGCCGAGGACAACTACGGAGACGACGAGACAAGCTGGATGGACTACTGCGGGGACGATGCCGGATCCCCTGACGAGTCATATGCAGATCCCTATGCTCTCGGGGCCATTGCCTACGATGAGTCATTGCGGATTCACCGGCGCCTCGTGGTCCCTGCGTCGACGGACCCGCAGTCGAAATCAGACCTGCTCCACACGATCAGCGCCACGCTAACCGAGGCAGTTATATAAATGCACGAAGAACATCCTGAGCTACAAAAGATAGAGATTTCCGACTTCAGCGGCGGTGCCGTACAGTATGCCGATCTTGAGGACCTGGCCCCCGATGAGGTGGTCGTCCTTGAGAACATGAAATCGGTACGCGGCAAACTGGTGAAGACGTTCGGAATGCAGGCGGACTATCCGGATACTGATCAGATTACGGACGCAAAGAACCTGACCACCTACATCCACCCAAATCTCGCTGACGTCGACCCTCCGGGTGTAGACTATGCTTATATTGCAGCAAAAGTAACTAACTCGATCCTGACGCTGCGGGTGTGGGATTCCACCACGAGTAAGTGGGAGCCGGTAGCTGGCGACACTCCATACAAGCCTTTGCATCTCGAAAATGCTTGGCCGGAATTCGGAAGTGGATACCGATACTTTCACGAGGTGGACAAGAATCCTATCATCCACAACGACGGAATCATGCGACTCTTGCCTGGAAACGTGGGCAAAGTTACCATGACTAATGCCATTACTGACGTGGATGTAAGTCTCAGTGGATTTGAAATCGATGGAGCGATATACCGACATTTTTACACGCCGGGAACCAAGTTTACGGTAACAGGGTCGACAGGCAACGACGGTACTTACAGAGTACGAGTATCTCTGGTAGCAGGCACCAAGTTGTGGGTCTTTGTCGATCCTAATGTGAAGTTCTTCACCGATGCAACTATTGACGGCAGCCTGAGTCTCGAGCATCCCGGACGCGGCGTGTGGATCGGATACATTGATCGTGATTATTTCGACAAGAACCACGTAGCAGATACAGATTACGATGCCGGGTTCTATCACTATGATGCACCGTTGGCAAGACCCGACGTTGGCCAACTTGGTCTAAAGACCTCGATTAAGATCTC